TAAAGAATTGATTGATAACCACACTTTTAATTCTGTTACTATTATAGAAAACTCACAAGAAGTAATAGATATGGTTTGGCCTTATTGTGCTAAGGATAGTAGATTTACTTTAATTAAAGAAGATATAGAAACTTGGAATATTCCCACAGGTTCGCATTGGGATATAGGTTGGTTTGATTCTTGGATAGGGGATAATCCTTTATCATACGACGGCTATAAAGCGGCTATGACGCACAAATATGGGAGTTACTGCGATAGCATAGGGTTTTGGTATGACATTGATTGAGTTGTTAATATGAAAATAAGAGCAGGTAAAAAATTAGCCATACTTAACATAATAGAAATAATAGGAGAAAATGAATTAACAACTAAACAAATACATGAAAGATTATCTAACGGTTCTCGTAAAAAAGCAGAACTAACATTTAGACAATTAACAAATGTTTTGAGTAGTTATTTTGATAAAGCAGGATATGATAATAAAACTAAATGTATAATATGGAAAAAAAGAGATGACCAACAATGATAGGTTGGTTTTTGTTTGGTTTTATTCTAGGCTATTTAACTATAATTATTGATTTTAAAAGCAAAGAAACAACAGGCATTGTTTTTCTCGAAGAACACGAAATACCCTGATTTTCGCCTAATAAAAAAAATTATAGTGGACAAAAGACCAAAAAAAAACTAGAGAGGCCGAAGCCCCTCATATTGTTTTTTCTGACCATATGCCTTTACAGCGACGACACTCCCACAATTTTATTTGTTCATCCGAACCAACATAAAAACCTAGAAGTCTTTTTGCTATGGTTTGTTCTTTGCAGAACTTACACTCTTGTTTTAATGCCATCTAATCACGGAACTTTTTTATTTTCGTTCATCAAACGCTTCATATATTCCTCAACGCTTTCATCGGTGATATTAGTTCCACCGAAAGCGGCAAAGAAAAGAAGCATCAAGATAGTAACGAAAATAAACAAGCCGAACCATTCCCAACCTGTCACCATTTCACCTCCAAATCTACATGCTTTGCTTTTTCTATAGAAAAACCCTTTACTATTCCATTATCTTGACCATATTTCCACAAGTCATATACTAGTTGAGTATCTTTCATGCAATATTCTACTACTTCATCATATTGACCCATTTTCCACAATTTAGGGGCATCTGCACTGTCCATTAATTTATAATCATTCATTGTACATTTAACTAAATTTTTAAGTTGATACCTCTCACCGTGTTCTTTAGTTAAATATTTAGAAGTATCAATAAACTGTTCTTGTGCTAGATATTTATTTATACAATATATATCTAAAGAATCTCTTAAGATAGGCAGGTCAAAAGCCCTAATGTTGTGGCCTAGAAGTTTTACTCCTTTTGAAAAGTTATCATCTAAATCATATTTTAATTCTCTAATTGATTTAATAACATGACCCGATTTAGCAAAACTATCTACAGGCTCATCAACATAGACTGTTCCTGTTTTACCATCCCATGTGGCAACAGTAGAGACTTGAAACATATGGGTATTACCAAAACCGCCTATGTCGTATGACATATTTTTAGTTTCCAAGTCAATTGCTAGAACTGACATTTGCATCATTCCGTTGCAGACCAAAGTTTAGAAATCTTTTCTTCTTCCTTATTGACTTTAGGTTTATCCTCTAAGTCTGTTCTTCTTTTTAGAAAGCAGACTATTTGAGAACCCGCTACAATAAGTTGAGAACAACATTCCCAACCATCGTTTCCATATGTGTTTAATGTATCAATTATTACTTTCGGCCCCTTTGCTACTTCAAATACTAAGTATGTGTTTTCCCATTTCATTCATCATCACCTTTTATTAGTTTAATATATGTCTTATTATTCGACTCTTTTTGTTCTATAAATTTGTGCCTTATTACATCATAGTGTCTGTATATCTGCGCTCTTGATTTTTTGGCTTTGTCTTTCACTTCCGCTAGCAATAGTGTTTTATTTAGGAACCCGTCACTGTCTTTTTCTAGTTTATTATAAGCATCAATGAATAATGACTCTAGCGAATTTTCCGCTATACTTTGTCTCTTAACCTTTAGGCTTCGTTCTAACCAGTCTACCAATGTCATATAACATCTTCGGACAATATTAGCCGCTTGGCGAACATTATGCCCTGTAACCACGAACCGTTCATCTTTATTTTCTATGGATGGTGCGGAGGCTATGCTACATAATACTGACATTTTGTATAGAATCTTCATGAGCCTAGTTGTAAAGTTAGAAGCAATTGCTGATACATCACTCCTAGTATTCTGTAGAAATCTCCTCATATTTTCATATTCTAACTTTAGCACTTGGTTGAAATCTTTTGTGTATTTCATTGTCTTAAGCGGGTCGCCATTTACTTCTAGGAATCTTTCCTTAGTTATTTTGTATAACTCAAATAGTGCGTTAGCAAACCTATCAACAGGCTGATTAACTTCTTCTATAGTTCCTGCTTTGTCTATTTGTTCCAATCTCATTTTATGCTGAATAAACTCCGGAACTTCCCAAACATAAAGAAGCATTCTTTGTAGAACACCCTTTTCTGCCATAACAGTATTTAGGTTGCTAGGAGGATATGTCATAGCCAATACTGAACGCTCACAATAGCATTTCATTATTTGATTATCATAGGATGACAGTGCTTTCTTAATTACCCATGAGTCTCCCGAAAGACTGTTCATTAAAGTATTCAAATATACAATTGCTTTTTCTTGGTGTTGGCTTTGCTTAAATACACCGGAGTATTCAAACTCATCCCAATGGGCTAAACCGTTTCCTTCTAATATTCCTTTTACTCTAGTATAAGTTGGCTCATCCCCTCTTTCTTCCGGTTCGTCCTTTGCGAACTTTCCTATTAGAACTGAATCAGTATAATCCGTTAGACTAAAGGTATCAAATACTCTTTTCATCGGTATTCCTTCATCGTTACGCAAGGAAGGATGTTCATTAGTTTCGTTAATCATTTGAAATGTTTTCGTTGAAACAGGATTAATAAAATTCCACAATGTAGATTTTCCTGTTCCTGAAGTTTGAACCCAACAAAAATGTATTCGAGTATCTTCATGATTTCTTCCATTTGTGATTATAACGAAATCTTTTACAATCTGTCCTAGTATATTAAAGAAAGAAATAGCCGCAGGAACATCATTGTAGTGTGATACCTTTACTGCTGATTTTTGGAACTCTTGAACTACTTTCGGTAGGCTTTCGCTAAAGTGTCCTGTATTGTTTTCTAATTCATTCATATATTCTTCTTCATTTATATCATCATTCATATTTTCACCTTCTCTTCCGAGTTTAATGTGGTAAGAATTCTTTTGGCTAGGGTCTTACCAACACCTTCAATTGCCTGTATTTCAAATTCGGAGCATTCTCCTATTTCCATAATAGAGCCGAATTCCTTTATGAGTGCCTTTGCTTTTTTAACAGACACCCCTTTAATGCTAGTCAGTGTATCTATTCTCATATCATCTGTTGTAATTCTTTTAAATATTTGAGGGGCGATTACTTCCCTAGTTATGGGTTTCATTTTACAAACTGTAGTTATAACAGATGCCGCATCTTTTTCATCTTTTACCCAAAATGGTTTAACATCCATATCTAAAGTTATTTTACCTAAAGCCCCATAAAACTTGTTATTCATTAATACTGCTCTAGCCTTTGGAGTTAATTTACTTCTAGAGTTCTCAATAATATTTGCTATTGCTAAATCTAAACAGCCATAAATAATTACTATATTCGTTTGATAATGTCTATCCATATTATCTAACTGCGTCCAAAGTCTTTTTGACATTACGGAGTTAATGAAATCAATTACCGATTTTGCTTCGAAACAAACATCATCAAAGACATAATCTCCTATTTCTAAAAACCGCCTTTCATTGGAAATTAAAAGAGCCTGTGCTTTCTTTTCAACTAAATCGGATAAAGCCGAGTTTTCTCTAGAATCAATTATTAGCATCATTATACCTCCAACACTTTCCAACACAGAATCCTTCACTAATTAACTTATTACAATGAGGGGTATTGTAATTATTGTAGACAGTAAATTTAGCATGTTTCTTAGTTTCTCTTTTATCCCAATCTAACCAAATAGAATCCGAATCAGCAAACACTCTTTCCAATTCTTCTACAACTAAATTCAATGTCTTTTCTTTTTCTTCATTCGTTTCTAAGTTTTGATAGCCTGATATCATATCCCTATACCATGAAACAAGATATGCTCTTGTTATGTGTGTTGGATTTTCTACCATTACCGCATTGTGCAAGCAAGGAAGGATAGGTAAATTACCAACAGTTTTGGGAACGGAAACAGAACCTTTCATGGCTTCAATGGGTTTTGCTTTAGGAAAAATCACCTTCTTGCTTCCCTCCACTTTGAAAGGGAGATATCGAGGGTTTATAGATAAAGTGAGTATTTCACTCGCTGTTAAATCTAAGTCTTCTATTCTTAGAGGTATGCAATATAGAGCATTACCATTTCCATCGGAGGATGACATATTAACTGTATTGGGAACTCTTCTAAGCCTAGATATTTGCCCGACTCTATCATCTAGAGTAATGTCTTTACCAACTTTAGAAACCAAATACTCTTTTATTTCTCTAAATAGAACTTGGACTTCACGCATGTTCTTGGCAGGTTCACCAAAAATAAACATATGAAATCCTCTTCCCGAAAAGAAAAGAGTGTGTTCATAATCTCTTTTAATTACTAATTCCATAACTTGCTTTACATCACGCCATGCCTTATCTAGAGTATCTTCATGTGCGTCAAAATCAAGAAAGATTCTATCAATAATAACTGTGCTTTCTATTGGCATCTTTTCTGAAAAATGCTCAAAATCATAAACAGTGGTATAGACATTTGTTCTGTTATTGTGGGCTTGAACAAAATCTATGTAGTCATTTCTTGTTATCATCTTTTTTCTTTTCATCTGTGGGGCGTTCTTTATTTGACTTCCCGCCCAAACCATTCTCGGATATCTCATTATTATTACCTCCAAAATTTACTGTTGCCGAGTTAAGCATTTGCTTAACTACTTCTGCCATATCTGCTTGTATTTGTATTAAACCTATATCTCTAAACATATCTTCATATGTTCTTCCTATCATATTTTCATTTATTCTAATATCTCTAACCAATTCGAATCTTTCCTGTAGAGATAGTTCAATGTATATTTCATTTGCCAAAAGGCCAATAGAGTTTGCTAATTCGCTAACTTCTAGAAAAGACCATTTCTTAGATAATACTTTTTTCTTAATTAAATCTTTCATAATATCACACCCATGTATCTTGTAGAGCATCTTCGCAAATACCGAAGTAAGAGCAATTAGTGCATATGTTTGCATAGAACTGTCTAGCCTTGAATTCTTTTTGTTCGTAAGCGTGAAGTAGTTTTGCTATGTTTTTCATAACTGCTGTAGTTGTTTGCTTTTTGACTTTTTCAGTAAAAACAAAATCCGAAGCAGGATAATACCAACCCCAATGTGTTACTTCCATATCTTTAGAAAGACCGTATTTTTCTAATATCTCTTCTTCGCAATTTTCAATCATGAGTTTATAGAATGCCATTTCTTTTCTCATAGAAGTTTTCTTAGCGGGGCTAGTAGACCAAGCCCCTGTTTTATATTCAAACGGTATCAAATTACCATCTTCAATAAACACTCTATCAATAATACCTTGAAGGTGAACAATGTAGTCTCTTTCTAATGTAAATTTAGGATTTATGTCTTTTGGTATTGTTATTTCACAATCAAACATCTCTTCGTTAATTATTGGTAAATACTCATTTACCTTTCCTTCTGTTCTTGCATCTAAGTATCTTTGCGCTTCGAATGCCGCCACTGTTAGGCTAATATCAAAATAATCATCTACAGGCATTAGGCTAGTACAATAATCTAATACTTCCGTTGCATTCATGGCTTCTGCTTTTTTAATATCAAAAACTTCAAAAAATTCTTCTCTAGAGTTATGTAGTATTGTTCCTTTCTTCATGGCTTCTGTTTGGTCTTGCGGTCTTCGTTCAATATAATTAAACTGATATTTTTTAGCACACCAATCAAAACTACCCAAAGAAGATTTACTTATCTTCAGTATTGGTTGCGACGGGTCTTCATAATTTTCCGGTTGCCAATCATAAGTATATTCTTTCATGCTCGCTATTCTTGCTTTATATTTTTCATCTATATTCAAAACCATTCCTCCAATGTCTTTTGTGTTTTTCCTGTTCTTATTGCTGATAAATCCCAACCCATAGCCTTGTAGATGGGTTTTGCCTTATCAACTATTTGCTCAGCATAGTGTTTATAATCAGGATTATAACTCTCAAAGTCTTTCAATTCAACACCTGCTACATATTCTACTTGTCTGTTTTCTTGAGTTAAAGGATGGGTAAAGGTATCTCTTACACCCGTTACTTTCATAGAAAGATAAGAGTCATCAAAATGCTTATTTTCTTTTTCCCAAGCAAACAGAACACCCGCTATTCCGGAACCTATTGACGGTTTCTTTCCCTCTAAGGTTTGAAACCTAGTTGTCGGAGTAGAGCATTTACTACAAACAGAATATTCTAATTTAATACAATCTTTAAGATGGTATTTAGTTCCGCACTCCGGACATTTGACATTAAATCTATTAGCCCGTAGTCTGCTTCTTTTTACAATATCCTTTAAATCAATATTTCCCGACAAAGCACTATCATACCTATCATGAAGGGATTTATTGATTTGTTCTCTTGATTCAGCATTTACCCATCTTTTCAATACATCTAATTGAGTATCTTTAGCAAAACCCGTTTCACTAACTCTTTTGGCAGTAAAGCCAGTCATTGTGAATTCCTGCTCATCTAACCATTCACCATCTTTCCAAGTAATCATTCCTGCGTTTCTGTTTTTGGTTGTTCCTACTCCTAAAGAGGAATAGTATTTTTCAAACTCTAATACTACGGGATGTTCATTTAATCCCATAATATTAGGAAAATGTTTTCTTACACTGTCCTGTATATCTGCACAAATCATCTGCGCTTTCGCAACAGAATCTATTTGTACATAGATTGAATCTGTGTGTCCGTAAACTACTTTCATGTTAATCACTTATTTAGTCTTACTAAGTAAGAATGGAAATCAACTTCGTAGCCATTAGACTTCCTTGTTAGGAAATCTTGTATCTCTACAACAGCCCGCTTAACTTTGTTAGCACTTTCTAGTTGCTGTTCCATGTCATCTAAGTCATTCTCCAATCCTTTAATCTTCATTTCTAATTCTTCAATTTTCTTTTTCATTTCTTCGTTATTCATACTATCACCGTTACTATAGTTATGATGGTTGCTATGTTCACGATATTTACCATCATCAATATCTTGTTACTTCTTGCTATCATAGCGAGCAATTCTTCTAATAATTCATTCGTTCTGTCCATCATCATTTTTATCTACTCCTTGTTCAATATCAATGATGACAGCATTACGCTTCAAATTATTCATCATTTGAAATATCTCCTCTACTTCTTGTAGGGTAATTTCCCATGTTTCTTGAGTATCATAATTTACTTTTACTGTTACATATTTAGTTTTCATATTACCACCCTATATCTGTTTTCTTTAATTCTCTCTACATTATCTAGTCTAGAGAGATACCAACCTATTGCTGAAACCGAACCGATATACTGGCTTGTTCCGTATTTAGTTACTATCTCTTCTAATATTTTATTAGAAGAAAATACATCTTCTCTAGTTCCTACTGCTTCTCTTATCCATTTTTTAAAAAAACTATTCATTCCTCTTCACCACACTTTCTTGCTTCTATCAAATCCAAAAACGCTTCTTGTTCACATCTTTTACAATGATACTTTCCTTCAAATTCAGGTCTGTGTGTTTTTGGTTTTTTACATTTCATTCGTTTTCCTCCTTTGGAATCAAAGGTGTAGGCACTCCGTCTATTATAGACCAATGCTCAAATTCTTCATTTGGGTCAGGATTAATTACAGGAATTAAATTAGAAAACTCTCTAAGAGAACATTTCATGCAATAACCGTTCATTAATCCTTTAATAATCCATGAAGGAGAATCTTCACCCATAGACATAGGCTCACCTATTATTCTAGTTTCGCAGTTTTTGAAACTACATTTTCTACCTTCTAGTTTCATACTTCCAACTCCTTCGCCTTGAATGCGGCTAATCTAATTGCTTCTCTAGCACTAGCAGTAATACTAGCGGCTAAAGTAACATTAGCCCAACTAAATCCTTGAAATGCAACAATGCCATAAAAAGATGCCATTAGTCTCTTAACTGCCATTTGATTATTATGCCATTTCATATACTCACCGTTTGGCTTCCCTCTAGCCTCTTTCATTTTGGCTTTATAATCATTCCTAAGTTCCTTCAACTCTAATACTGCTTTAGGCAATAAACCCATCTTATCAGTTTTGAAATAAACCATTTGTTCTTGAGTTGTTTCACTAAAATCTCTAGGTGTTAGGATATTAACACCAAATGCTGTTGGTTCTTCGCTAACAGTTTCCCAAGATATATTTCTTGCTATCATCATAGAAGGATATAGTCCGGCAAAATCAAAAGCGGCTACATTGAAATGTAATCCATTTGTTTCTTCACTTAGTGGGTCGTAAATCATAGCCCCTTCATATTCTTGTCTTTTCTCTACTCTTTGTCCTGTTGGTGCTTTCCACCAAGCATTTCTCATAAAATAAATAGAACCCATATGGCTAGCATAAAAACAAGCATCAAATGGTGCTTTTAGTAGTCTTTGTAAAGAAACAATGGCATCACTACAATAATTCTTTTCATCTAGTTCTACAATAAGTTCTACATCTTTTAGAGCATATTCAAGATAAGTTTCTGTATCTTCTAACCAACCTCTACGATAGAACTCATTTGTATCGCTAAACTTCTTAGAAACTAATTTCTTTTTATTGAGTGCTATTTCTCCAATATAATCAAGTGCTAAAGAAGGTAGCGTACCCCTTTGAGAATCATTCCATTGTCGCTCAAAAGCCAAGTCTAAATTGAGGGTTATGCGGCCTCCTATGGGCTGTTCTATTTGGGAGAATCCCTTTTCAGCATAAGCAAAACTGTGGCCTTTCTTGGTCTTCTTAACACCCTTAATTGTGCCAATTGGAGACATTATGTTAGGGTTTAATCCTAAAGCACATGCCCTGTCTAATAATTTAGGAACATCAGCAAAGTTACCAAACCATGCAATTAACATATCGGGGTCTTTTACAACCATAGTTGTCATAAAGTTTTCAAGCATATCTTTTTCATTATCAAATACTCTTTCTTTGTCATGAAAATATATTCCACCTGTATTTATGTGATTAGGAAACCACGCCCACTGATGATATTGTTTATCATAATTATCATACACTACAATAGTAGTAATCTTATCATGATGCTCTCCGCCTTGTTGCCATTCCATATCCCAATACCATTTTCTTAAATCATATTCGGGCATATCATCAATACAATCAACTGCATACCTAAAATGAAAAGGAACATCGGCTTCATAGGTTCTTTTGAACATGCCCTTTGCTTTACTAATATCAAATGATGATTCTACTATTACTTTCTTTAGTTTATCACCATTTAAATTTACCCAATCACCACGAACATACTCAAAGTCTCTAGTAATATATTTCGATGCTTTATACGATGGAGGCTCTCTAGAATCTTCATCAACATAAAAGTAAGGGGCAAAGGAAACAGTCTTGTGTTCCTTCTTACCATTCTCTCTCCACGAAAGATATATCTTATCTCCTTCATTTGTTCTACTTATAATCATTCAATCACCACTAACGAAAGGTGCTTTCAATAGTAGTCTGTCATTTGAAACAATCAATAGTGGGAATTCGTCTTTCATGTATATGTTTAGCATTTGGCCTTTTTGGAAAAACCTGTGAATAGGGCTTGAAAATTCTAATGTTGCCCCTCCATCACCTGTTCTAAAAACTGGCGTAATTATTTCATCATATTTGTTTGTAGCATTTTGTCTAGACGAAACTTCAAGTGTTCCTGTGTATGGTTCTTCTTTAGATTTATTAAAATCAAATTTGTAGACTCCTGTTTTTACAAGTTCACAAGTTTTGATTGCATCATTCAACTGTTCTTGGGATATTGTAAATGCTACTTCAAACTTAGACTTACCAAAGTTAAATAATATATTTGGATTAGGTGTGTAATTGATATGGAGTAACATATTCTTTAGTGTCTCTAAAGCCTGTTCATTAGGATGATTTGTAATCAAAGGAACAGAAGCCTTCTTTCTACCACTAGACAAAGACATAAAGTCATCAACATTTACAATTGTATTTTCACCAAAAGAATTTAGGTAAGGTATAACCATACTAACATCAACAACACAATGACCATCTGTTTCTCCTTCTACTGTTAAGTTTATCTTAACGCAAAAGGTAGAATCCCCATTCCATATTTGCAGGTTATTTCCTGCCAAAATAATATGAGCATAATTACCTAAACTAGTATTTCCAAAACCGTTGTTGGTTGTAGATTTACCTTTTACTTGTATGCTATCAATTGCTTCTTTTAGTATTTTACTATCCACTGTAAATTTCATATATCTCCCTCTCTTAATTCCTTAATTCCATTCCATTCTACTTTGCCACTACCAACAACTAGAGTTTCCCAAGAAGTTCCGACTAAGGATGTATTTGTTTTACTACTCATAAGAGTCGCTTTGTATGCTACATCACCTTTCTTTAGGATTCTTTTTGTGTTGATTATTTGGTGTAAGAAATCTCCCCAATTGTGCCAATTAGGTTTTGTTCCTATTACTTCACCTGTTGCGCCATAATCAGCCTTAGCGTGAGTAATGTAAATTTGGTCACAATTAAGATTCTTGCACATAGCCAATAAAGAATAAAATGGTGCATTTCTTTTACCCCACTCAAACTTCATTTTCTGTGGCTTACCAATCTTAGAACTTCCTGTAACATGAAGTGTGCAACAGTCTAGCCATTTGTCTACTCCATCAAATACAAACAAAACATTTTCTCCCTTTTCGATTTGTTCTTTTACAAACAAAACAAAATCCTCGGAGTTTGCTTCGGACTTTTGTATATCTAGTTCGCCATTTTGGTTTCTTACTTCCGGATTCCATAAAGTAATCCTGTCAGTCATTTCATGGTTTTGTCTCCATGTTGGTTCGCAACCATCATCCCAATCTAAAACATAAATTTTCTTATCGGGAAAGTCTAATGCTAATCCACTCTTGACTGTTTTAGGTTCTCCCCAAATACCGCATACTAGGCGACTATTTCTTTGTAGTCTACCTTCTGTTTGGGTTTTTAGTTTGTCTCTAAACGCCTCTACTCTTCTGTTATTTCCTGCTGTTTCTATCATTTCTTTATTTATATTATTTGTTAATCCCATATATATCACCTATACATTTTCCATAATTCTATTATTTCATCTATTTCTTCTTTGCTTTTTAGATACACCTTTATGAATTTACCAATGGTGTGTAACTTAACCATTAAATTATCACTAAATTCATCTTGAACCCAAGTGATAAATTGTATTGCCGACAAGTCTGCAACTCTAGTATTAGTTAAAATAAAGCCATCTTTAATTCTAACATTTTCTATTATTTTTCTATCGAAATATAGCCTAGTAGTTGTAAAACTAGCACTAGATTTTGGTCTATCTACTAGTTTAGTCTTGGGGCTTTTTCTCTTAAATTTGACTTTAAGTGAATGTAGTTTTTCTTTCGTCATAACTTGTGTTACAAAATCTTCTTCTCTATCAAAATGGATTTGTACATTATACAAATGTTCACCCATAAATTTCCAAGAAAGATTCGTGACGCAATTTATGTCTGTAATTGCTCTTTCTGTCTCTATAAAATTTTCTTCTTCTATCATGTTTATTCCTCATAAGGATAGGCTTCGCACCCAGTTGAGCATCAATTTTTCCCACAAGTTCACACTTACACTTGTTATGAAAGGGTATTTCAAGCCCTTCGGAATTTAATCAAAACCAATCAAAGTTAGACTCCACTGGTTGAGATACTTCTATTGCTGAACCATGCTTTTCAGTGCAATAAAGCCCCGAAACATTTAGTGTAGCAGGTTGAGTTCCTTCATCATTAATTGATTGACTGGTTCTTCCAACAACAATAACTGTAGAACCTATGCCGAAATCTAAAGTTAGATGTTCCGGAATCCAACAAGTTGTTGTTCCCGAATCACTTTCATAATCCAATTCAGCATCTAAGTCTGTAAGGTTAATGATTCTATTACCGTTAGATGTAGGAGTCATATTCATATTACAAACTGTTCCATCTGTAACAATGAATCTTTCTTTGACAGGCAAAGATTGCCTAACAATATGTTCCTTGTCCATATCAACCAACGGTATTAGATTACTCTTGAAATGTTCTTTTAGACAATCTTCAAAACTAAAGTTTGACATATCTCTAAACAAATCATTGTCAGGATTCATTTCACCATTTAGGCTCAAACTATTAACAGTTAAGTCCTTTGCACCATAAAGGTCTGTTCCATTATCATTTGCTACACAAAGGAAATGCACCCATTCAAAAGTATTAGGAGCAAAATCAACTCCCGCTTGTCCTTTGTAAGAGAAATAATATGGTTTCATTTCACCATTAACTCCAATTGAGCCAAAGAAAATTCCACTTCTTCTCATCAATTGAGCAGGTAGAGGTCTACCATAGTTTTGATTCTTTTCACCACTCATATAAGATTCAGTAGAATCAAGTGGAATATAGATTCTTCCATCTTCTAATGTTACTGCCCCTTCGGGGAGTTCCGGCATTACCTTTTCTCTATATTCACCATTATGGTATCTAGATACAGTATATTTTCCTAATGCATTTTCTACAGCAACAGCAACAATACCTTTCTCTAAAGCATTATCTTCATTTCTTAGGTATTCTTCTTGTGCTTTCATTCTGTTCCATGCCATACTATCTCTAGGTGCGTCTAAAGAAACAAAGAATCCAAATGCCGCTTTATACCATGATTCACCCGAATCTTTGGTTTCTTTCGTCTCTTGGCTTCTTCTTGCATTAGCAACATAGTTTCGCCAAATACCCTTTGCTATAGGGTTTGTTGGTTCAATACCATTTTGTTCGCATACTTCTGCAAACTTTGCTTCTGCTTCTTCGACGCTCATACCGATGTATTGTGCGCTTTTTGCTATTTCGTTTTTCATATCTTCGTTCATATATTTTCACTCCTTGTGTTATTTTTTTTTTGCTCCAATTCTATATATTTCCAACTAACCATGAGGCTAGCACTTTAGGGGTCATAGTAGTGGAACGCCATTCGCTTTCCCCTATAGTTCTAAGGAATTTAAATTTAGTAGTGCTGTCTAGTTCATCCATTTCAATTACAGCATCGTGTAATCCTAAACATATTTCTTTCATTGAAAGTCCGTAGTATATCATATCATGAATGTCTCCTAATGCACTAGTATTTCTTTGATTCATTTTCATTATCAATTTTTTGAAGTCATCTAGTGAAGCCGACACTTGTTTCTTGAGTGTAGTTCCACTTGACTTGGCGGCCTGTAATTCGGTTATCGCTCTCCTCATATCACCATTCATAGCATATATAAAGGAGTCTAATTCTTCATCCGAAAACCTATCAATGTTCTCTTTTGACAAAATAGACTTTAAGACTTGTTTTACCGAATTGTTGCTTAATGGTTTAAAATGATAATTAGCACATCTACTTTGTATAGGAAATACAATTTTGTTTCTATTATTACAAGTAATAACAAAGCGAATATTATTCGAATATCTTTCCATAATTCTTTTCAAAGCATTTTGTGCGTCTCCGGTCATTCCATCCATTTCATCTAACAACATAATTTTGAAAGGAACACCTCCTATTGAACGGCTTTGCGCTACTTCTTTGATAGTAGTTCTAACCATTTCCAATCTTCTGTCATCGGAAGCATTTACTTCATAGAAGTTTTCTTTGAAACTATCTTTCAGTATTTCTTTTCCTAAAACTATTCCTGCTCCTGTTTTTCCGTTACCTGCATTACCATAAAGTAAAACATTAGGCATATTGTTTTCTTCTACCCATGTTTTAGCATCTAATACAAAATGCTCTTGTCCGATAATGTGTTCTAATTTACTTGGTCTATATTTTTCTGTCCATAACATTTCTATTCCTCCATATTGTTTGTGTCACTTGATTACAAAATCCTGCTTTCTCATAATGTATTCTAAGAAGCATTTGTAATTGATGTGTAGATGGCATCCCTTTCTTTACCGGAGTGCCTTTCTTAGTCTTGGCATTCCAAAGGTTGTCT